GCGCACCTGCCGGACACCATCTCGGCCGGCGCGCTGGCGTGGCGCGCGGCGAACAAAGCGGCGCCGGCGAGCGCCAGTAAGCCGCCCGAGACCTCGGTCGCCCCGCACCTCGAGCGGCTGGCCCAGCGAGCGGCGGCGAGTCGGCGACGCCAGCACCCGGCACCGGCCCCGCCGCCTGCGCCGGTGCCCCCGCCTCCGCCGCCGCGTCGCGATCGGTGGCGGCGTGAGGGCTGACCGGCGGCCCTATAGCCCGACGCCCACTCAGCCGATACCGATCACGGAGAAGCTTCGTGACAGCCAATGCCGTCGCGGTGGCGCTTGACGAACGCGATCATGTCACGGCCCGGCACTGTAGCCGAGTTGCGGGGTTATCGCTGGAACTGGGGGCGTCCTGCGCCCTCTCCGATAACGAGTTGCAGATCCTGCGCGCGGCTGCGGCCTTCCACGACGTCGGTAAGATCGGTATTCCAGACACCGTCCTCCTGAAAGTCGCGCCGTTCAGCGACGATGACTGGGCGATCATGAAGACCCACTCGGCCAAGAGCCAGCGGATCATCTTGGCGGCCGGTCTCGACGATGGTGACGCGATCGGGTTGATCGCGCGACACCATCACGAACGGTACGACGGGACTGGGTACCCCGACGGGCTCGCGGGCGAGGCCATCCCAGTAATGGCCAGAATCGTTGCGTTGGCTGACACGTATGACGCCATGGCCCGCACACGGGTCTACCGTCGCGGGCTGCCGCACGATCAGATCATGCGCGCCCTGCACGATGAACAGGGCCGGCAACATGACGCCTACCTCTTCCAGAAGCTTGTCAAGCTGATGACGACCAGTCGCTACAAAGCGAGGGCGCCGAGAGCCTAGCCGCCGTCAAGTTGAGACACAATGGTCCGGGGGCCGTCATATGGGGGTGGTATGCTCGGCGGCCCGAGATGTCCACCCGACTGAGCCTACCGGAGGTCACGAAGGTCGGCCGCGCCATCCTCAAGGAGCTTGGCGGGCGGGTTCGACTGAACGGCGTTGCGGCGTCCTCCGGGGACTCGCACTTCGTCGAGTTGCTCGTGGAGGTGCGCGGCCGCGACCATCCGCCGAGGACCTCGTTGATCGCCGTCCGGCGGATTGACCGCGGCACCTTCGAGGCCGACCTGACCCGACGCATCGGCCAACTGCTGCATCCGTCTGGACACTGACAGTCGGAATCGGGGAAGCCGCCGACCGGCGGCACGTCCAATGAAGCAGCCAGGCCACCTCGTGGCCGCTCTGAATGGGCCTCCTCGATCGGTTCCTCGCCCCCTGGCGCCGGTCCGCGCCGGCAGCCGGCCTCGTCGCCGCCGAGCCTCTGCTCGACCTGCCCCTGCAGGCGCCCTTCACCGAGGCGCTGCCGGCGCGACGCGAGGTCGCGACCGAGGCCGTACGCGAGGCGCGTGCCCAGGAGGCCTACGTCCTCAGCGGGGCGCTGCTCGACCCCGAGCTGCAGCAGTTCCGCCGCCTGACCAACGGCGTGAAGGCCCACCACCGCGACCTGTCGCCGCTCGGCCAGGAGCGCGCGCTCGAGATCTCGCACTTCCTGTGGGAACAGAACCCGCTGGCGAAGCGCCTGATCGGGCTGATGACCGACATGGTCATCGGCGGCGGCCTCACGGTCGAAGCCGAGGACGAGCGCCTGCAGCAGGTGCTCGACGCGACCTGGTCGAACCAGACCAACCAGCTCCAGACGCGCGCCCGCGAGTTCTACACGGCGCAGATGCTCACCGGCGAGCTCTTCATCACCAACGCCGTGAACCCGGTGAGCGGCGCCGTCATCTTCGGCTACCTCGACCCCGCCGAGATCGACCACGTCGTGCCGTCGCCCGGCAACATCCTCCAGCCCATGGCCGTGCGGCTGAAGCCGGATGCCATGACCGGCACCGAGGGGAAGCTGCTGACGATCGTCCAGGAGAACCCCGCGACGGGACTCCTCGAAGGCGAGGTCTTCTACCACGGCATCAACAAGCTGCCCAACAGCCTCCGCGGCCGACCGGACCTGCTCGCCTTCGCCGACAGCATCGACCAGTTCGACCAGTTCCTGCTGACCTTCGGCGAGCAGGCCTATCTGCAGTCGTCGTTCGTCTACGACCTGAAGATGACGGGCGCCGACGAAAAGGCCATCCAGGACCGCCTCGCGAAGTTCCCGACGCCGCGTCCGGGCACGGTGTTCGCGCACAACGAGAAGGAAGAGCTCGAGGTGCAGTCGCCGAGCCTCCAAGCGCAGGACCGGTCCAACGCCGCCCGGATGCTCCTGACCCACATCGTCGGCACGTTCGGGTTCCCGCTGACGTACTTCGGGTTCACCGACTCGAACAACGCGACTATCCAGGGCCAGAACGACGTGATGATGCGCACGCCCCAGGCGCGGCAGCAGGAGTACCGCGCCTTCATCGGGCAGCTCGTCCGTTACGTACTCGAACGCGCCACCACCACCAACCCGGCGCTCTTCCGCGAGGCGAAGACTGGCTTCACGGTACGGATGCCGGAGATCCAGGCGAAGGACGTCTCGCGCATCGGCCAGGTCCTCGCCCAGGTGGTCACCGCCCTCGACACAGCGATGACCAATGGCACGGCCAGCCGCTCGCTGGCGGTGACGACGCTGGTGTCGATGCTGGGCCAGCTCGGCATCGAGGCCGACCCGGTCGACGTCATGGCGCAGGCCGATGCCGAGGCCGAGGAGCGTCAGGCCAAGGCCGACGAGATCGCCGCCGGCGTCGCCCGTGGCCGCGCGCGCCGCAACCCGCCGGTGCCTGACCCCGACGACCCGGACGACGACCCCGACGCCGAGGCCGACGCGCGCGCCGCATGAGCGCGCTCGCCTGGCCGGAGGTCGACGTCCTCCTCGAGGCGGGGGAGGACGGGCCGGCGCGCCGGGCCCAGCGGGGCACCCGTGCCGCCGCCGAGGTCGTGCGCGACTTCCGGCGCCTCGAGGGCGAGACGACGCAGCAGCTGCTGGCCCGGCTGAAGGCCTTGAAGCGCGAGCTGATGCAGCTGCTCGCCGAACGCCTGACGGCGCCTGACCAGACGAGTCTCGACAGCCTCATCCGCCAAGTCGACCGCCTCATCGCGGACGCGACGGCCGAGATCCTGGCCGCCACGGCACGCCCCTACCGCGCCGCGGCCACGCTCGGCCAGGCGGCCGGCGACCTGCCGATGCGGGCCCTGCAGATCCAGGTGGGCGGCGGGCTGCCCGGCGCCGGCGATCCGGTGGTGGCCGCCGCCAGCGACAACACGCTCGACCTGCTGACACCGCCGATGCGCCAGTTCGCGAGCGAGATCAAGACCGGCCTGCGCCGCATCGCCCTGGCCGGCGGCCAGCGGATGGAGGAAATCCAGCGGCTCCAGGCGCAGCTCGCCGGCCAGGGCTTCGACCAAGCCCAGTACCGCGCCGAGCGCATCGTGCGCACCGAGCTGGGGCGCGTGTTCGGCGAGGCGACCTACGCCCGCATGGTAGAGCTCGCGCGCACGTTCGCCTTCCTCAAGAAGGCCTGGACCGCAACGAAAGACAGCCGCACGCGCCTAGGCCACCAGCAGGCCGCGCAGACCTACGCCCGAGGCAAGGGCATCCCGATCGCGGACCGCTTCAGCATCCCCGTGCACCAGGAAGGGAAGTCCGGCACCAAGCTGATCGGCGTGGCGCAGCTGCGCTTCCCGATCGACCCGTTGGCCACCCCGGCGGGTCGCGTCGCCGCCTCGGCCACGATCATGTGCCGGTGCCACGCCGTCGTCGACGTCGACCCGAAGGCCTTCGCCGAGTTCGCCAAGGCCCAAGTGCAGTTCGCGATGGGGCGGCTGCCATTGGGCGCGCCCGGCCCGCCGCCGGCGCCGGTCCCGGTGCCCACGCCGAGGCCCAGGCGGCGGCGCACGCCACGACCGCCGAAACCGACGGTCGTCGCGGCGCCGAAACCACCCGCGCCGCCACCGATGGGCCCGGCCGGTACCCCGGTCTCGCAGGCCCTCGCGGTGGCTGCCGGCGCCGTGTTCCGCAAGGTGACCGCAGCGCTCCAGCTGCTCGACCAAGTACACGGCGATGGTCCGCTGCCGCGCATTCCAGTCGGGCCGCTCAACCGGCGCATCGCCAAGCCAGGGACGCTGGCGTACTACCTCTACAATGGCTACAGTGGGACGGCGGCGGGACTCGGCTTCGGTCGCACCGCCCTCAAGAGCTCGCCGTTCATCACCGTTTTCCACGAGGTCGGCCACTTCCTCGACCACCAGGGCATCGGCCAGCGCGCCTACGCCACCCTCGATGTGCGAGCCATGGGCCGGCACTCGCCCGCGGCCGCCGACGCGATGCGGGCGCTGCAGGACGCCTTCGCGCAGAGCGCGCCCATCCAGACGCTCTCGCGGTGGCGACTAGCGCTCCAGGGCCAGCCCGGCTATGTTTTGGGGCAGGGCGGGATTCCGCCGGGCATCACCGCGCGCACGGTGAACTACCTGCTGTCGCGCGAGGAGACCTTCGCGCGCGCCTACGCGCAGTACATCGCGACGCGGTCTGGCCACGCCGGCGCGCTCCTCGAGTTGCGCGGGATGCAGGCCGCGTCGAAGCTCGCGGTCGACGGGGTGCCCGCTGGCGCGCCGCGCAGTCAGCGGGCCTTCTGGGAGGCGCCACCGGCGGGAGCGTGGCAGTACCCGTGGGCGTGGCAGGACGCCGACTTCGCGCCGATTGCGGCGGCGTTCGATCGACTGTTCGAGGAGCTGGGATGGCGAAGCGCACGCCCGTGACCCGACGCGTGAAGACGGACGCGGAGCTCGAGGCCGAGCACCAGGCCGCGATGGTCGATCGCTTCATTGTCGGCCCGGACGGCACGGCGCAGCCCGCCCCAACATCGACCGACGACGCCGCCGAGGCGCCGCCCGCTCCGCCTCGGCCGAACCGCTAGCGCACCTCGCGCGCGTTCTGCGATCGTCGACGACGGGAAGGGGGCTGCGGCGGCGCACGTCCAATCCCGCAGGTAGGACTCCGTCCGCGGAGAAACCCGACAGGAGCGAATCGCCCATGGCCCGAACTGCGCCCGCACCCAAGCCGCCCGAGGCGGCCGCCGCCCTCGACCCCACGCCCGACACGTCCGCGGCGGCGCCGCGCGAGGCGGCCGCCGCCCCCGAGGAGCCGGCGGCAGGCGGGCTGTCGTCCGAGCCCGAGCCGTCCGCCCCCGAGCCTCCGGCCGCAGATCCGCCGGCGCCGGCCGCCCAGGCACCGGTCGCCGCGGCGCCCGCGGGCCCGACGCTCGTGCTGATGCCCGAGGCCAACGGTCGCACCGACCGGGCGGCCACCGACCTGCTGCTCGACGCGTGCGACCGGTGGGGCGTGCACCCCGGCGTCGACCAGCGGCCGCGCGAATTGCTGTCGTGGAAGTTCTATCCGGCGCAGCCGATCGAGGGCATCCCCGCGGCCGTGGTGATCGTCACCGCCGGGGGCACAAAGCTGAAGCACTTCGCCGACGCGCGGATGGTCGACGCCGAGACGGACGAGACGTTGCGCCGGATCTTCCGCGCCTACGAGATCGACCCGCGTACCAAGGAGACGCGCCCGGCGCCGCTCCCGCTCGATCAGACCCTGCCGGAGACGGCGGTGACCGGCCTGGTGACGTCGACGGCGCACCAGCACCGCGGCGGCTATCTGCGCCGCGCCCGGACGTAGGCCGAGGACCTCCACGCCCTGATGTCGCCGCTCACGGAGGCCGAAGCCGACCGGGTGGGGGCCGTGTTCGCGGCGCATCAGGCGTTCGTCGAGGCGGTGGCCCAGCGTCACAGTCCATCGCCCCAGGACGTGCCCGACATCGTCCAGAACGTCGGGGTCAACGTCTGTCGCGCCCTCGCCGGCTTCCGGGGCGACGCGGGCATCACGACCTGGCTCTATCGCATCACCGTGAACACCGCGCGGGACTACGTGCGCCAGGAGGAGTCCCACATCGGGCGCGTGCGCACGGCGCTGCGTCCGCATGTTGCCGGCGATCGGCGCTGGGGCGGGCACGCCTTCCAGGCGCCGGCGCGGGCCGACGCCCCAGTCGCCGCGCTCGTGGGGCTGCGCCGCGCCGAGGCCGTCCGTGACGCCATCGCGAGGCTTCGCCCGCTGCACGCGGAGCTGATGCTGGAAGAAATCTCGCCGGACCTCGTCCAATCATCAGGCAAGCACACGTCGCGCCACCGGGCGCGGCAACGGCTGCGGGTCCTGCTCGACGGGGATCCCCGGCTCGCGTAGGCCAGGATGGGCACACGAGGGACGGACGCAGCCACGGATCTGGAACGGCTCGGCCGGTTCTTCGCCGGATTGGTCCAGAGCAAGGCGTTCGCGAAGGTCACCGTCTCCGTGCAGAAGGGCGAGATCGGCCTGGTCCACGTGGACCGCAGCTACACCCCCGATCAACTCCCGCGCACGGGCGACGACACGTAAGCGACGGCGACGGAGAAACCGAGCCGGCGCACCAGGTGGAGCGGCCACCGGTGCGGCCGGCTCGCTGCGTTTGAGGGGTCATGCGGATCACGGTCGGCCAGGCCATTCCGACGCTCGGCACCGTTCTCACGATCGACGAGGCGGCGCAGACCGCCAGCGTACAGCTCCAGGACGGGAGCAGCGCGACCCACCCGATCGCCGCCCTCGAGGCGCTGCTCGCGCCGGCGCCGCCTGCTCCGCCGAGCCCCGCGCCCGTCCCCCTGCCGGTGCCGCCGGTGCGGCGCAACGTGTCGCTGTGCGAGGCCGCGGCGACCAGCCTCAACGACCGCATGGACGCCGTCCGAAACGCCGTCTCCAAGGCCTACAGCAGCGGGCCGGGCGAGTACTGCTACGTCGAAGTCGTCTTCGACGACTACGTGATCGTCCGCAAGAGCGGCGCGTCCGGCAAACGCGACAGCCTGTGGAAGGTCGGCTACACCGTCGCCGACGACGGCACGGTCACCCTGGGGGACAGCTCGACCCAGGTCAAGGTCGCTTACGTCCCGCTGAAGGAAGCGCAGCAGGGCCTGGGCCACCTGTTCGGGCCGGTCCTCGAGGGGGCGGAGACTACGCCCACCGGGAAGAAGTGGAGCGCGGTCCTCATCCAGGAGGGCCTGTCCGGCAACCGGAACTTCTACGGCCGGGCAGCGCTGCAGGAGGCGGTCAAGCTCTACGACGGCGCGCGCGTCTACCTCGATCACAACGAGGGCGGCCGCCGCTTCGGCCGCTCCACCAAGGATCTGGCCGGCTTCATCAAGGATCCGCAGGCCGCGCTGCTGGCGACGACCCAGGAGGCCGCGGCGGCGCCGGTGTTCGCGGTGGTCGGCACGGTCGTCGTCACCAAGCGCGAGACGCGCGAGGAACTGCTCGACGCCTGGAGCGAAGGCAAGACCGACCTGTTCGGACTCTCGCACGACGTCGACGGCACGGGCGTGCTGACGATGAGCCCGACCGGCCCCTTCAACGACGTGCGCGCGATCCACCGCGTGAAGTCGGTCGATTTCGTCACCAACCCCGCGGCGGGTGGGCGGTTGGTGCGGTTGGTTGCCAGCAACACCCCCGACGAGGACCTCACCATGCTCACGCAGCTGATCGACGCCATCAAGGCGAGCGGCAAGACCGACCTGATCGCGGCCCTCGAGGCGCTCGGCGCCACGCCGACCGCCGACGCCGTGGTGGCGATCCACCAGCGGCTGGTCGAATCGATGCGGCAGCCCGCGCCGGCGCCGGTGGCGCCCCCGCCCGCGCCGGCACCCGCCGCGCCAGCGCCGCCGCCCGCCGCGACGCAGGTCGGCCGCGCGGTCACGATCGAGGAGGCGCAGCTGCTCGAGCTCCGGCGCGACGGCCTGGCCAACTTCCTCGAGGCGTCGCTGGCGGGCTGCGCCCTGCCGCCGCAGGTCAAGGACCACCTGCGTGTCCGCTTCACCAAGTCGCTCACCGAGGCGACGGTCGCCACGTTGCCCGGCAAGACGGCCATCACGGAGGCCATCGCCGAGCAGGTCGACCTCTTCGGCAAGCTCGCGCAGGCCCAGGTGGTGCTGCCGGCCCCGGGCTCGGCGCAGCGCATCGAGATCACCAAAGGGCGGCGCGACAAGTTCGTCGAAGCGCTCGACGCGTTCTTCGGCGTCAAGCAGGAGAACGGCGCGGTCACGCTCGTGCCGAACCCGAAGCCGGTGTCGTTCCGGGGGCTCTACACCGAGTTCACCGGGGATACCCAGGTGTCGGGCCTGCTGCGGGAGGCCACGCGTCTCACCGAGGCGCTCGACTCGACCACTTTCGACCAGATCCTCGGCGACAGCATCACGCGCCGCATGGTGGCCGAGTACAACCAGGCCAGCCAGGCCCAGTGGCGCGGCACCATCGCCGAGGTCGTGCCGGTGTCCGACTTCCGGACCCAGCGCCGCATGCGGTTCGGCGGCTACCCGAACCTGTCGACGGTGAGCCAGGGGGCGCCCTACCCCTCGCTGACCAGCCCGACGGACGAGGAAGCCACCTACACGCCGGCCAAGCGCGGCGGCACCGAGCAGGTGACGCGCGAGATGATCCTCAACGACGATGTGGGCGTCATCCGGCGCATCCCCGTCCGGCTGGGGCGCGCGGCCGCGCAGACCCTCTACGAGTTCGTGTTCGATTTCCTGCGCACGAACGCGGCCATCTACGACGCGACCGCCCTGGCGGCGGCCGGGCACGGCAACAACATCTCGACGACGGCGCTGTCCTCCACCCAGCTGTCGACGCTGCGGAACCGGATGAAGCAGCAGACCGACATGTCGAACGGCAAGCGCATCGGTCTCAACGCCAAGTTCCTGTGGGTGCCGACCGAGCTCGAGGAGCTGGCCTTCCAGATCACGATGGCGATGCGGGCGGTGCCCGACGCCTCGCTGGCGGCCCAGGCCGAGCCGGCGGCGCCGAACTTCATCCAGAAGATCGGCATCGAGGCGCGGGTCGTCGACTACTGGACCGACGTCAACAACTACTGGCTCACGGCCGACGTCAGTCAGACCCCGATGATCGAAATCGGGTTCGTCGGCGGCCGCGAGGAGCCGGAGCTGTTCGTGCAGGACCAGCCCAACGTCGGCTCGATGTTCTCGAACGATCAGCTGACCTACAAGCTCCGGCACGAGTACGGCGGCGGCGTGCTCGACTATCGCGGCTTCGCGGGGGGCATCGTCGCCTGAGCCCTGACGGGCGAAGGCGACCCGAGAGCGCCCGGAGGGCCGGGAGGCGCGCGATCGCTTCCGGCCCTCGATTCAGAGACGACGCGCATCCACGAGGGACACGATGGCCAGACCAGGGTTTTCGACGGCAGTCAAGGGCGGCGCGACCGTCAAGTCGCTCATCGTCACGGTGTCGCAGCTCGGCGCACTCGTGGCGTTCGCCGCCGGTTCCATGAAACT